GGTTAAGCCGTGTAATGCTCCTTTAGATCCTTCTCCATCTACGGTTCCTGATATATCATAAGAGTCACAACCAAATGCTCCCATGTGTTCATTACCAGGATATTTTACTCCGTTTTTAATAACCACTCTATTTTGTAATTGTTGAGGTGGTACCCAACTTAATTGAAATCTACCTTTCGGATCTGGATAAAATATTACAGTTGAATCTTTAATACCATTTACCCACTGAAAATTACCCTTTGTTATACCTAGACTTCTGCTTAACTCTTCGTTATAATCTATTTGCTCGTATATTTTTACTAAATTAAATATACTGTTTTTTGTTTCATCTCTAAATGCGTGCTCTTCAGTACGTGGAAACTGACGGTAAAACTCATTTAAAGCGTCTTGATCATCTTTTAAACCATCGGCTTCGTTTTGCCAATTATCTATTACACCTATATCTATTAATTCACCATCTGGGGCGAATACGTCTGTGTCAGGAGTAGTAAATACTGGAAATCCGAACTCGTCAATAAATCCTTCGTAGTTCCATTCCATTGGGATAAACAAAGAGTATAAACCAGATTTTGTCTGGCCATTTCTATTTCTTTTAGTGACATCGGATGCGTTGTATAGTTTTTTAAAATTATCTCCACCTTTATCTAATGCGTTTGAAGTCGAGCCCATCATACATTTACCTATAATTCTACTACCTAATCGTAAACAAGTTTTGGTTACTCGCCAATTATTTAATATATTATCGGGTCTTTCCCACTTACCACTCTCATCATGTACTAGTAAATTTAGTTTTTCACCATCATAACTATTATCTCCAGTATTTTTCCAATCTATAGTTGTATCTAGACCTTGTATATCTTCAAGCTTTTCGTTTGTAGTAATTTTTTTTCTAGTAAACTTACTAGCTGGTACTCTATAAGCAAGTTCTGATTTTGGCCTATCCATACCGTCTTGTATTGGTTTAAAGAAAAAAGGATAGTTAATACTAATAGGTACTACTTTATCTGTAAACATTTTTTTAGCATCAGCACCTGTTTTAGATAGTATTCCATATCTACTATCACTAGCAAGAGTAGCTAAATTAACTGTTTCAGCAGATGACATGAACGAAAACCCTGACCTTCTGTTCTTTAGGTAGCACATACCATAACATCTTTTATCAGCCTTGCAAGCTTCCCAAAATATAAAAAACAATCTATTAGCTTCTCTAAAATCAGGAGCACCTACATCTATCTTGCTCCACTGAAGATACATATAATGTGCACCTGTTAAATATGTTGGTTTTCCTCCATTAGTAAACCAAAAACCTTCATCTCTTCTTTTAAACTCTTCGTCTATATAATCAAACCATTTTTCTTTATTTTCATCTGGATAGTTTTTCCAGTCAAATATATTTTTTAAACGAGATAATTCTTTTGGTTGTTCAAACTTTACCCATTTGTTTTTGGGGTGCATGTGCACTCCTTTTGGTTCCAACGGCAAGCCAATTCGCAAACCTTGGATTTCATAGATTTTACCAATTTTTCCCGTTTTAGAGATAACCACAATATCATGTTCTTTATTGTATCCATATTTCCATTTTTTAGATTTATTAAGACGACTAATAGTTGTCCTCTTAATGGGTTCAATTATTTTAACTAAACTTTGCTCGTACATTACTTAGATCTACCTTCTGCGAATCCTTTAAAGACCGTTTCCTTTCTCTCTTCAGGTGCTTTGCCCTCAAGCAAGTTCTTTTCTTCTTGAATTCTGTTAAGTATTTCAAATGCGTCAAATATAGCTAGTTTTTTAGTAGCTGCAGCATTTTTTAATCTATCAGCTGATATATCATCATCTGAATCTACAATAGGTTCTTTTGCCACCTTGATTAATTCATCAACTGCTTTTTGCCCAGCTAGGATTATATTCTTCTTCGTTTCCTTGATATTCATATTTAATTGTAATAAATTTAGATAAAACTCTATATAATTTTTGCCCGTCTATTATGAATTCGTACTCACTGTTTGGTGTAAAGCCAACTAAGTCGCCTTTGCTATACACACCATCCGTATACTTTATAATACCTATTAGTGGTTGTTCTTGATCAATATTAAACTTGTCAAAACTTTTTATTGGTTTTACAAAACAATAACCTTTTGGAGCCAACCATTTATTATTTTTTTTATACAAAAATATTTGATCGTAGTTTACAAAGTAAGTAGATTCATTAAAATAACTTCTACTATTTTTTTCTACGCCATACTGATTATGCCATCTACGAAAAACATTATGATGCAATATAACTGTATCACCAGGTTTTATATCTGTATCACCAATTATAGGTGTTGATATAACTGTAGCTTCTCTGTTTACATATTGGTGGTTAAATATTTCAGTGTTAAGTATTAACTCTGAATCACCGACTTTTTTAGTATTGTTATATCTTTTTCCTTTTGGTGTTACAACAAAGTTGTAAACACTTTTCATTAGTATTCGAGATTATATTCTATAGATACAGCCATATTTTTGTTAAAGTCTTTCCATGGTAATACATTTTTTTCTTTTCTAATATAAATAGAAAATTTATCATCTTCCTCTATGATATCACAAATTGTATGTCCACCGTAAACTTCTTGACCAACAGCATAATGCATGGCATCATTTTTATAGTCTTTACCGATACTAATCTTTCTTATCAGCTTTGCCATTTTCCGGGTAATTTATAGCACCAGTACTTATATCTATATCGTAAGTACCATAGTCTTTTTCAAACTCTACTTGCATTTCAGACAATACATCTCTTGAGGAAGATACTTGGTGCATTAATTCATGTTTTTTAACTTCTATAGATCCTATTTCTAATTGAGATCTATTTATATGATTTATAGTATCTTGAATTTTTTTCAACTGTAAATCAGTAATTTTTTCTGGTCTTGTTTTTGTTTTTGCCATTTTATTTTATTTAATTATTTTTTTATTCTTGATCTTGCTTCCATCCATTTTCAGGATCTCTTATTATATTCAATACTTGTTCTTTTGTGTATTGTGTTTTCCCATCTAAAAAAGAAGGAGTATTACCTTCAAACTTTAAAAGTGTTTTACTTTTATCTTTATTATACATTAAAGTATCAGCACTAGTTTGTAAAACTTTGCTAAAGTCAATACTAGATACTTCTGATGAATCTATAATTACATATTTTCTACTCATTTTATATTTTTTATATAGCGTCCTCTGGTAATTCAGAGTCAAATGTCATTCCATTTTGAAGTTTACCTGTAACACCGTTGCCAGATAAATCTTCTGTTTCTGTTCCAATACCTTCTGAAAACGTGTAATAAAGTACTAAATCTCCAGAACTAGTATAGCTACCTGAGTTATAACGAGGATCAGCAGGTACACCATCATTGTAAATAACGTTAAGCGCAGCTTCACTTAAAGCTCCATCCCATATAGCCACATCAGATATTTTACCATCAAAAGCAGTTGTAGACTGAACAGAAGATATATAAGGTGTTCCACTTGAGTCAGATACGTTTGGATCAGCGCCAACCATTACATCAACATCTTTTACACCGTCTTCTGCACCGTAATTAATAGCTTGGGCAGAGCCAACGCCATGCGCAGCTGTACCCATTGATGCAATAGCAGAACCATCATAACCAGCCCAAAGCCTAGCTGTTGTCCCGTCATATGTAGCGGCTAAAAAAGCCCAGCCATTAATAAGAGCAGCTACATCTTGTACTTCTGAAGACAATATAGTTAAATACCCAGGAGAAGAAGACCCGTTGTTAGCAACACTAATTAAAAATTTTAATTTAGTAGTTGGGTTTGCTTCTGTTCCAGCAAAATCAACACTTAAGCCATAACCACCAGTATTTATATTACTAACAACACCTTCTGATCTATCTTGACTACCACCTGGATTTGCAGGATCCCAATTATCTGGCTTTATCCAAGCTGTTACAGTTATTGCATCTGGAGGTCTTGGGGTTCCAGCGCCACGTGTATTACCAGCATTTACAACGTTATCACCACCATCACCGTCAACACTATTTCTTCTACTACTAGAAATAATTGTATCAACTCCTAGCTTAAAAAAACCTACACCTAATCCTAAACTCATATTTTAATTTCTTGTATTCGATGGTCCAAAATATAATATAGCTCTTCCAGTGGCAAGATCTACGCTAGTCCATCTACCGTATATTGTTAAGCCCAAAGGAAAGACAATTGTATTAGCTAAATTATCAGCGTTAGTACCATTAGCACCTACAGCTGTTGTTTGTATAAAAGCTGTAGATCCTGCTAAATTAGCGCCAGTAGTACCATCTACATATCCAGATGTGTCACCCGTTAAAGCTTGAAATGTTGTACCAGATTGTAAAATAGTTATTGCAACAACTACTTTTCCAGTTGGAGGTGTGAAAGCATCTGTATCTCCCAGGTAAGCACTACCCATTTGACCAAAACCATAAGCTACTTCTGTTGAATTAAATCCCATAATTTTATTTTTTTACTTTTTCAAATGATCGACCACCAAAATAAGCGCCAATCACTGTTATTAATACTAATTGTAATAAGTCAACCCATGAAGACTTGACTTCAAATTTTAATGCACCTGCATCTATAAATATTAATAGCATGGTGCATACTATTAAAAATATTAAAGTCATAGGCCTAACATTTTTACTAAGCCATGAATCACTTTTTAAATCTGCTTCCCATCTAGCTGTAATGTTCTTTTCCATTTCAACTTCGTAGTTAGCAACTAATTCTTTTATTTTTCTTTCTGCTTCGAGCTTTTCTTCACTAGATGTATGTAAGTTATCTATAACTCCACCTACATTTTTTACTAAATCAGCAGCTCCTCCAGATAATAATTTTCCTAACATAATATATAATTTTTAATATCCTCCACCTCCGCCTCCTGTAGATGGCGGTGTTATTGTTATAGTTGGTGGTGGTGGTGTGGATGGTGGCGTTGGTGCTACCGGTGGTGGTGTTGGAGAGGGTGGTGGTGCGGTAGGTTGTGTAGCTGGTTGTGCTACAATATCTTGTGATGTAAATACACTATGACTAGAACCTCCCATATAGCCAACAACACCGTTAAACATATGAGTATGTGTTCCTTCTAAACCATTAGCTGTAGCCCATCTTTTAGCTTCTACAAGTGTTGAAAACAATGGTATACGATTTATTTTAGTTAATAACGGCATTATTTTTTAGCAAATTTTTCTAGACCAGCTATACCAAAACAACCTAATACAACTAAAACAAACGAGTCATATACAAATTCGTTGATAGCTAAGTCTCTTCCTAACCAACCTGTAAGTAAATCAAGTATCATAACTAAGCACATTACTACAAAGGCCACAGCTCCTATAATAGACTTTTCATTCCACTCGTTGTTGTCCTTAAATATATTCATATTTTTGCTTTTTTCTCCCAAGGAAATTTATGATCACCAGCTTCTTTCCATTGACCATCAACTAATATCATATCTTTACCATCTATAGTTTCTCTTGGATACGTTACTCCATTGTAGTATATACTATTATCAGTATAACCTAGTTTACCTAACTTTATTTCTGTAGCGTGTATCATTTCTTCTCTTATTGCATCTTGCTCTAAACGACTACCAGGCACTATTTTATCACTAATGTATATACTACCATCCATATTAGCCTCACCCATTATACCATCTTTTAATGGTTTTCTAATAACAGGTGTTCCAGGTACAGATACATCATTATCACCAATCTGCTTGTTAAAACGCATCTTAGTTTTAATCTCACCGCTAACGGCATAATTACCTCTTTCTGATCCTAGTTTAAATCCCATTATCTATGTTTATCTTTTATCATATCATCTATAGCTTTATTATAAACTTTATCTGTATATGATTTGTTATTGTAAAAAACACTTCTTTCTGATGTAGGTAAATCTTCTTCACCTAAAAGTATTCTGTAAATTCTACTTATCATTTGACCACATTTAAAAGATGTTTTAAATACAGAGTATTTTATAGTTGTTCTATTTCTATGTCTCCATACTTCTATCCAACCATCTTTTCGTAATCTTTCCCAACGGTTTTTGTCCCATGAATATGTGTAAGTACCGTCTAAAAACTCTTGTCGTGTAAATCTTTTTTTACAATCTAAATAAATTAATAATTCTAAGTCTGCATCTTTTAACCCGTAAGTTTTACAGACCCACTTTCTAGTGAGCCTGTAATACTTAAGGATATTCATTTCACGCAGATCCTGCGCGGTTAGTCTCACTTATTATGAGTCAAGTTGTATGTCAACTGAAGTTATTCCAGCTGGATTACCGTTATAGCTAACAGCGTCAATTGTAGTACCTGTAGCGCCTGAGTTACCACCTATAAAAAACTCAACAGCACCTCCAGATTTAGAAGGAGATATTGCATCTCTTACCATTTCTGCTAACTCTTGATATTTACCAGCACCGTGTGTTATTTTTACAACATCAACAGCATCTAAATCTCCAGTACCAGCATCAAAGTAAAGGTCTGTTTCGTCAGCATCTACGGTTTGCATACCTCTAAATTTACTAGCAGGAAAACAAGCTAAAGTTCCACCATCAACATGTTGAAGTAAATTAATTCTAAAATCATTGTTATTAGCTGTTGATGAAACATCAACACCATTAACACTGTCTTCAGTAGTTGTTAATATTGTTATAACGCCACTTGAAGCGTGAACAGTATAACCACTACTATTAATTGTTGTATAAACAGTAGCTGTTGGCGATCCATAAGCAGAGCCAAATGTATGATCAGCATGCGCTTTAAGTTGAACTTCAATAATTCCATCTGTTCCAGAAGTTGCGTTAAGCAGAGAAACAGGATCAACTAAAGAAGTTGTTGATTGTACAGTTTTATCGCTATTGTCTACATCTTCAGTTGTAAGAGCTTCAGCGAATATTAAATATTTTTCTTTATCCATTTTTTTTTATTTTTATTCAGATATAGATATACCTGTGATTAACGAACTAGTTTCTCCTAATATACCAGCGACTGGATGTAAGTTTCCAAGTTCTACAATATCAATAACATTGCTTCTAGTGTTTCCAGCCATCGCAGCTGAAACAACTTTCATCACTTCTAGTGATTTACCAGCAGGATGTGTTATTGTTATATGAGAGTTGTCGTGTGTACCATCTATTTTTTTAAACTGCATTATCGTAGTTGTAGCTGATAAAACGTCCATACTTAAAAAACTAGATATAGGAAGTAAAATTGCATCTCCAGCTGCATCAGCAGGAGAAGTTTCTGAGAAATATAATGTTTTCATAATTTTGTTTTTTAGTATTTATAATTAGTCTACAGAGTTAGCTACTACTACAGTAGTTGTAAAAGGAGCTACAAAAACGCTTTTGTTCATGTCAGCTACAGTTATATACTTGTCTCTTCCGTTTAATAATCCAGCTACTACTTTTGAAATGTCTCTAAACGATTCGTTAGATCCAGTTCCATCGTGAGCTGCTTCTAAGTCTGGAACTGTTATAGTAGCAGTGTTAACAGCGTCTCTGTCTTGACCACCTCTAAAAGACAGTTTAACTGTAGTTGTGCCAGCAATTTCCATACCTAAAAAATCAGATGATCTTGCTACAAACCCATCATCGCTAGAGTCCGCAGAAGCATCCATAAATTGTAATAATGTATCTTGTGCCATTTTTAAATTTTTTTAATTAATAATTTGTTTTTGTTTTTAAGTTTAAGGTTTTAGGATTATGGTTTAGGCTTAATCTACTAGAACAACGTCACCATCACGAATAACTCTATAAAGAGTATCTTTCCATGAGATATCGTGTCCAGCATGTTTATCGTAATATATCGTATCTCCATCTTTTAGTCCTTCAACTAAATTACCACACGATATTATTTTAGCTTTTATATAACGGTTATCTTGATCAGTCTCATCTGTCATGATCAACCCAGCAACCTTTTTAGGTTCTAACTTTATTTTATCTACTATTATATATCTATTTATTGCTTTCATTGTATCTCATATTTGAAATTACACAATCAGCGGATATTATAGTGGTTACAACAGAAACAGCATTTTTAAGCGCAGACTTAGTAACAAGCACTGGATCGATTATTCCGGAGTCGATCATATTAACAGCTTTTCCTGTTACAACGTCTACACCTAAACCTTTTTTAGGTCTTGGTTCTATTTGTTCTAAACCAGCGTTAGCAAGTACAGTGTGAAAAGGCGCTGTAATAGCTTTTAATAGTATTTCTTCACCAACTGTATCTGTAGTTATTTCTTGTGAAGCATTGAGCAGAGCAACTCCACCACCTGGGACGATACCTTCTTTCAGGGCCGCTTTTGTGGCGTAGATAGCATCCTCTACTCTATCTTTCTTCTCTTTCATTTCTACTTTAGAGTTAGCACCTACTTTTACAATACCAACACTTCCAGATAGCATTGCTAATCTTTGTTGGTGTTTTTTCTTTAAAAAAGGATTTTTATCTTCTTTATCTATAATTTTTTGTATAGACTTAACTCTTTCTTCTAATTGTTTATCTTCTATATCTACAGTCAACACAGTGTTTTTGTCATCTGTTATAGCTGTATG